AAACAACTGAGAAAAAAAAAAAAAAAGGGGGGGAGAGAGACTGGGCCGGGGCCCCCCCTCCTGAGAAAATGGGAACAAAAACAGGATCATAGCCTGACCAAACATCCTTCAATTCCACTCTGTTCAAGCATTTCCGTATTTTGTCGGTCGAAGGCAATCAAGCAGGACGGAGCGCCCGCGAGACCTCCCTGCACTCCCGAGGCGTGGCAAAAGCTCACCCTTCCCTTGATAAAGAGAATAGAGTCCGCACGGGGGAAAATCAGTTCCTGGAACAGTTTCGTGTCTGTCCTGACAAACGTCAGCGCCACGGCATTGCGATGTTCCGCGCACCGCTGTATGAACTGTGCGATGAGCGCCTTGTCATACGGCGGATTGCAGAATACACGGCCATGCCACGGGAGTTTGAGCCCGTCGTCCTCGACCGTATAATGGTGCGCCGCAATGTTCCACGGACGGTTCACCGGCGCACAAGGGTCCAAATCGAATGCTCCCAGCCGCTGCAAGATGGACGGCGGGGTCAGCCATTCATTCTTTCCCGTTGCAGTATTTCCCTCAAAAGTCACATTCATAGCCTGCCATTAAATGGTATCCCCTGAACCGATTTGAATATCGAAAGGATTCAGATCGAATTCGTGAGTGATGTTCGTGTCATCCTGCTGGGATTCCAAGCAATCCTCGGTGAAGATACAGCCTTTCAGAGTGACGGTTGTGGTCGTCCAATCCTCAGATGCCATCGGGTTGGCAAAGGAGATGATCAGGTCGAACTCTCCGATTTCGAGCAGCGAGCCATAGACCGAGCGCAGCAACTGCTGTGTAGCGTAATCCATGGTGATGGAAGCCGAATAAGTGATGTTCCCGAATCCGCGGGACACGGGTTTTCCACCCATGCCGTAGTTGGATTCCACCTTGCGCTTTTTGGACCATTTTATTGCCGACACGCCTTCAAGCGTCGTCGAGCCTTCGTCAATTCCCAAGGCTGTCGATGACAAGGTAATCATCAACCAGGAATATGCTACGTTATTGATTACAGCCATAATGCGGGTATTAAGCGGTTAATGAAAGACCCTCTTCGACATAGATCTTGACAGCCACTCCGACCGGTACGATGACATACGAAATGCGGAGCGTATCATCAACCAGTACATTCTGATTGGCGTCAATGGTCACGGCATACCCGGAAATCTCCTGTGCGGCCTGCATCTTGGCCAGAATATCTCCGATAAGCGTCTTGAAGGCCGTTATCTTGGAAGCCGCGAGGTATCCCGTCGAGGGATTGACCAGCAACGGCGAGTTGACATAGGGAAGCAGCGCGGCACGTACGGCCCTGCGGCTCTTGTTAATCGTCCTGTTGCGGGCAATGGTACGGTAGTCTCCCGTGGAGCAGGTCTGGTCCTTGGAGATATAGATGCCGTTCTCCCGTCCTGCATACTTGATCGGGAAGATATAGCCCTTGTCATCGAGCTCGTCCAGCAATGCCGGGGAGAGGGATTCGTAACGGTTCAGACTAAGGAAGTTTTCCTCCGCCTCGTCCAGGTTGATATCCCCGAATCCCAGTTCTATTTCCTGGAAGTCATCGGTGAACAGGTTGAACTGCTTCACCCATGCGATGGATTCCTGCACCCCGGCTTTCGCGATGGCACCCATCACGGCCCCGAGGAACCCCACGGGTGTATGGTTGACGTTGCGCATCTGCATGAGGCCGACAGTCTCGTTATGCGCCTGTCCGAAGATGCAGCTGATACGACTGGCCTCACAGATGCAGGAGGGAATCTTGTTCAGGTCGACCTGGCGGCCCTCGGTCGTATCTGCTCCCGTATTGGAAGGGTTTGCCGAAAGAACGAGCGACAGAGGCTGGTTCTGTTCAGCAAGGCCGACAGCCACGTCATTCAGTCCCTTTACAAGATTGAGGTTGTACTTGTCTTCGCCTCCGTTGGCCTTCCATAACGGCTGTTCGGTCCAGATGCCGAGCTGGTTGATCATCCCTCCGGCAGCCCTTTGCATGATTTCCAGTGCGTCCCAGTTCGAGGAACAGTCCGCGAACATGACATAAAGTTTTCCTGTTCCATTCACGTTTCCCGACATGCGGAAAAACTCCCGTATATGGTATGCCGGAATGCCGTGCAGGAAGTTGACATTGGCTTCCTCCTCCTCCGTGGCCACTACGCGCTCAATGATGCCGAAATCATTGACGGCGGACTTGAGCGAAGTGATATAGCACACATCTCCGAGTTTGAGCTTCGATTCATTTGTCTTGCCGTACCCCTCGGTGAAGAGTGTCGGCTGCAAGGAGACGTCAAAGAGCAGTCCGGTCACCTTTTCGTTCCCGGAACCGGTATCGTACGGGATATTTCCGTCGACATCCTTGATAAATACATTTCCAAGCGCCATTATGATTTCATTTTAGATTGTTTGAAATACGGGTTTTTGTACAGCACGGCTTTCCCACGGATGTGGATGGCAGTGTCCGGTGAGAAGGTACTACCTCCGTTTCCGATGTAAAGTGCCGGATAACCGGGGAATTTCTTCAAGAGTTCCAGAATATGGGGGTCGGATGTTTCCTGCTCCTTTGTCTGTTGTGTTTTCGGTTTCGCGGTCGCTTCTGCCTCGGATTGTACCGTTTCTTCCTGTATGCGTTCAGCCTCCTGTTCCGCCACAGCTTGCGTAGCGGTAACATCTGGATTCTGGAGCGTTTCTTCATTATTGATTTTTTTTGCCATGGTTGTCGAAAGAAAATTGGGGAGCGGGGCCTTACCTCCACTCCCCGGGTGAGACATTCAAATCAGATGAAAGGTGTGTTATTCGGTTTTCTTGTAGGCGGTGTGAACCACGATTTCCGCAGGACGCACAATGTTGACATCCATCTTCATGCGCATCTGCATGAAGAAGAGCTCGGAGTTGGCCTGGAGGCGGTCCACCTTGAGGATTTCCGTGTCGTTGGCGAAATCCACGCCCATCCAGAGGTTGGAGTCCATGCCTGTGGAGAACTCGCCAAGCACCATGGTGTGTTCCGGAATACCGACGATGGGGATGATACGTTTTCCCTTGAAGCGGTACTTGTTCACCTCGGTATTTTCCGAATACTTGACCTGCTTGTCGGAAATGTACTGGTCGTAGGCATCCCAGGCGTCCCAGCCGACAATGAAGGCCAGTGAAGTTTTCTTGCGGATCTGCTTGGGACAGTTCTTCCACATAGCATATAGGGCGGCTTCCACGGCGGCACCGTCGGAAAGTTCGGTAGTACCCGAGACGATGCACTGTCCGCCCGCTTTCACCTCGTCATCCGTGGAGTTCACGTTGTCGAGGATTCGCTTGATGACCCCGTCGAAATACTTCTCTTTGTTGGCGCCGATTTTCGTGCAGCCTTCGGGAGCCGTAATCTTGGCCGCCGACTCTCCGCCACGTGCGGAGGTCCAGATAGCGTTTCCGATGTACTCGTTTTTCTTGTCCATCAACAGACGCAGCATCGTGGCCTGAATGCGAGGATCCAGCTCCCGGAACACGAGATTGCCTTCGGGTTGTGCGAACTTCCAGTATTTCTCGTAATCCCTGGGATTGAACTCCAGGTAAATCATAAAGTCGGAAGGTTCGAGATAGCGCTCGGTAAACTGGTATTCGTTCGAGCCGTCTTCTCCCTTGGTGCCATGCGTCGACTGCGGAGTGGGAACGTTGTCCTGAATGACGTTCCCGAGTTTTACTGCCGGCAGCGTATAACGGTGCTGGATGCCGGTCTTGATGTGGATAAGTCCTTCGCGGACCGTGTCGTTCCCTTGAACGGTATAGGTCAGCAGGTCTTCCAGCACCTCACCGTTATACCCGTTCTGTAAGAAGTTTAAAGTATCAGCCATTGTCTTTTGAGTTACAGGTTTGAAAAAAAAATCTCAGCCGACAGGCGGATACCTCTTCCGCGTGAGACCTCAGGTCTCCGGCACGTCAATTTACAGTTGATAGGAGTTGCGCCGCAGCGGGCGCCGGTTTATCGGAGCTTCTTGAATTTGAAGTCGCTGCCGACCACCTCCTTGACCTTTTCAGTCATCAGTTCCTCGGCCGTTCTCGCCGCTTCTGCCGCCGCCTGGATATTATCCGGGTTCTTGGCGATCTCACGTGAAATCTTGTCACGAGCAGGAATGGAGGCCAGCGTGCTTTCCGCCAGTGCAAAATTCGAGGTGGCCATCTCAACCCATTGGGCTTTGGCCTCACGGTCGATTTTCCCCTCGTTGATAGCGTTCTCCACCAGCGTCTCGATGCGTGCCGCCTGCTCGTCCTTCTCCTTCTGCTCATAGGCTGAAAGTCGTGAAGTGACGGCCGCCAGGTCCTTCTGCAGATTCTGGATGGTAGCCTCTTTGCCGGCAATGACCGTCTGGGCGTCATTCAGGGATTTCTGCATTTCCTTGTATTTGGGCTCCAGGGCGGCCAGTTCCGAAATGCGGGCCATGACGTCTTTGACATCCTTGTCCTTCATGCCTATGGATGCCGCAATAGCCCCATATTCAAATCCTTGTGTCTTGTTTTCGTTCGTCATATCGCTTTTTGTTTGTTTAAGAGTAGGTACTGTCTCTTCAAATAGTTTATTCTCCGAACTGACCCGGCTCATGAGCTCCTGAATGGCCGCCGTGTCGGTCAGTGCCGCCACCTCACTGTGCACCTTCTCACAGAGTTGTTTGGAGGTGTGGATGACATTCTCAGCCGGGATGATGCCCGCCTTCACGGCCGCCGCTGCATCGAAATAGGTGCCGTCCTTGCCGGCCTCCCCGTTCATGATGGCACGAACCTGTTCCGCCTTCAGTCCGAATCGCTTACGGTAGATGGTTTCAATCTGCCTGGTGAATGCCCGGACCATATCCGATCCTTCGTCGTCATCCTCATCCGGGAGCATCGGATTGTGAATCATCAGTATGGCATAGTCTCGCATGAGCGAACGGTTCCCCGCTGCCCAGATGATGGAGGCCATCGATGCGGCGATACCTTCAATGACACATTCCGTTTCCACTTTGCTGTTGGCGATGGTGGAATAGGTTGTCATGCCGTACAGCACACTGCCACCCTCCGAGTTGATCAGTACGCGTATGCACGAGGGGCGCACGACGTTCTCCAGAAAATCGAACTCTTCATTGAACCGTGCGGTATTCTCCTCGGAGACGCGTCCGAAAAAACGGATGATGGCCGGCTCCCCGGTCTTGGCCTCTCCGACAACATATTGAAGTGAATTGATATCCATAATCGACTGTTTCTTTCCGAAAGAGTAGGAGTATGGTTTGAAGAAAGTTGTAAGAGAGAAGTTGGCCTGAAAAAGAACAGGACAGGGCCCGCATCGTCAGGTCCTGTCCTGTTCCTCCTCTTCGCCGGAATCCTCCGTAGGTGGTATCTCATCCGCATCGGCGGAGATCACGAATCCGGTCACCTCCTCGTATTCGGGTTTGGCGTGATGCCCATGCTGTTGAAGATCATGCTGCGGAGCGTCGCTGTGCTGTGTGAACGGCGGCATCACCAGATAACGCTTCACCCAGTCCCGGTAGCGCCACGCTGACGACTCGCGGAACCATACCTCGTAGTCTATCCAGTAGGCTTGTAGCATGTTGGTCGTCTGCGGCATATCGAAATAGGTCAGGTTGCAGCGTTCGTTAAGCGCCGGTTCCCGATCCTTGGCATCCTGAATGGCCACATTGAGCCGCTGAAAGACAATGAAGGGATCGCATTCACGTTCCGGGTCGGAGTTGTTGAGCGTGTTGAGAATGAATCGTACCCGCATGGTGGCGCGACCTTCGCCGATGCGTTGCTGCGCCACCAGGTAGCGGACGTTTACGAAATGGATGAATACCGCAGGGAAAGCGATCTCGTATTCCGTGTTCTCACCACGGACAATCCGCGCAAACTGCCCGTTATCAATGGCTATGGTCTTGAAAAAGGCAGGCGAAGCCCCGTCATCCGGATTTTCCCGTATGGTGAGTATCGCTCTGCGTACCGCCTGGTACATGTTCACGAACGGGTTTTCGGAGACCTCTTCCGGCAGGCTTTCGTTGCGCGGCGCCGGCATTACGGGAGTGCTGGTGTTATGCTTGTCCTTAATCATGACATGGGGAATCCTTCAAATATTTTGTCAATGAAGTGAGCGGCTATGTACGCGTCAATCTTCGGAGAGAAACCGATGAACTGACGATGTACGGGGCGCCGTGAAGAATACTGGTTCACCGTGTACAGTCCAAACTTAGGATCCGTATTGTGCACGGCCGCATAGTGACCGTACCGTTCCCGGCTGCGCCCTCGCTTGCCACGGACAGGGACACTCTTCTCGGTCGTGTAAATGTTGTAATATGCCCCTTTACTAAAAATACGCGTGCGGTTATTCCGTCGGCCCACAATGTTCGTCCGCTTGTTTTCAAAGTTTATACTTCTCGCCAGAGTTCCCGAATCGTTCATCACCGGATGTGTGAACCGTTTTCCCCAGCGGGAAGTACGAGGAGCCCAGTGGCTGCCGCCACAGAATCCTCCTGATGAAAAAGAGGCATGGAACTGCTGACGGGAATAGTCACCGGCAAGCGTCACAAAGTCAAAGACGTTGTATTGGAGCTTATTGGGCATCTTCGTAACATACTTCCCTTCCACCCAATGGGCACAGAATTCGTCAAGCGTTATCTTAGGCATAGAGGAATCGTTTTTTGAGTTTGTCGCCTGTCTGCACGGCAAACTCCGGCAGCGGCGTGCTGAAATAAGGATGTGCGTTGGAGAAGATGCGTCCACCCGTGGCAAGACTCTCCCGAAAAACCGGATCCACCTTCCTATGTCCGGAAGAACGGGAGACAGAAGCGTGTACCGAGGCGAAACCGTTGGCCACGAGGTAGCATCGGCAGCCCCATTCGATAGGCGGAATCAGTTCCGGCGGGAATTCCGACTTGCGATAGGAAACCCCTTCGAAGGAAAGGTGCCAGGGACGGACCCGTTCATCCCCCTGCGTCATGAAGGTAACAAGCGTGTCCTCGCTGACAGCCATCCACCAGGCAGCCATCGCAGCTGCCAGTCCTACCTGCTCGTTTTCTTTCTGTGCGTACACGAGGTTATAGCGTCGGCAAACCTCCTCGCACTCCGCCAAATTCGTTTCTGAGACCTGTTCAGGGAGAGCTCCGAGCATGGTCATCTCTTCGGCCACGGCAAAATCAATCAGGTTTTCCACCGCAGCCACGAGAATTTCATGCTGTTGTCGCTCACGGGCAGAGATGAAGGCGTTCCGGTTCCGGAGAATATCCAGCGCACGGTCGAAATCAATGCGCAGCCCACGCAGGGCCCTGTCAATCAAGAATGAAGCCCGCAAGGTAATGATCTCCTCGATCAGGTCTTTCCGCTCGGCACTATTTTCCCACCATTTCACAAGCCGGCGGAAGGCGTCCCGAACAGCCTCGTATTCCTGCTGTTCCTCCGGCCCGTAGGCAGCATTGTCGGCAGCCCTGCATTCAGGGAGCGTAAGACGGGCTGTTACTTCGCTCCCCGCAGAAAATTTGCCACATGCACCCCGCGAGGATGTCCGTAGCGGCGGTAGTATTCCTCGTCGGACATGATCCCCCGGTCGTTATGGCTGGTTCCTGCGACCGTTCCACCGACCAGCCCGGTCATCACGTTGAGCTGCTTGCCCACGTTGATGCCGAACTCCTTTTCAATCTCATCGGGCGCCACTTCATATTTGTCCGTAATCAGCGAATAGAGCTTGATGCGGTCTTCGTTGCTCATCTCGATGCGGTTCGAATACTTGAATTCCAACCCCGGTAAGATATAGCCCATGGCAACCAGTCGCGGCACAATCTCCTCATTCATGATGTTCTCAATATATCGGCGGTACACCTCGATGCGATCCCGGAAAATATCCTGATGGGCTTTGGTCGAGCCGACATACGACTGCATACCGCCCGCCATCGACTCGCTGCCCAGCACCAAGTTGGAGACTTCCCGGTTCACGAACTCGATAAGCCCGGTATATATTTTCTCGCTGTTGGACATCGTGAAGGTTTTGATGTCAACCTCGTCCTCAATGCCCGTAACCACCACCTTGTTCTGCGCGGCGTTGGCAATCTCGTTGGCCAGCCGCTTGCGGTCCGCATTGCTCTCCGAAACGGTTTTTCCGTGAATGATGGGCTGTCCATAGGTGTGTGAGAAGTTCACATAGTTGGCTACGGTGAACTTCTTAGCCAGAATGAGTGGCGTAGTGGCTGAAAATAGCCCGAGGTCCCCGGAGTTTATCAGCACATAGTGTCGTCGATAGGTCGCCTTGCGGAGATCCCAATGCGGCATCCATTGCCCCTGCCGCTTCAAGACCACCTGCTGATCCGGCAGGACGTTTCTCCGTTCTATGATGTTTACCTCCGCCAGTTTGCCCGTCTTCGGGTCTATATCCGGCATGATCTCCAGCAATGTATAGCCATACAATTTAGCCTCGATAACGCCCTTGATGATGCGGTCGAATTGAGAACCCTGTATCTTCTGTGTCTGTGCGACATCCTTGATGTACTTTCCTTTTTCATTCACTCTTGCCAGCATGTAACGGTCCCCCAGAATCTGGCTCTCCAGCGTTTCGATCACCGAACGGATATGAGCGTCCTGCTGCAGACACGCCTCATACAAGTCTATCAGTCTGGACCGGTCGTCCAGGATATAACCTGTTTCCGTATCCATGCGGCATGAGCGGTACAAGTTGTTCCGCTCGATTTCCCGGACATACTCCTGTATGGTCTTTTTCGAGGTCTTGAATATGCTTTCCAGCAGTTCTTCGTGAAACGAATGGTCTGATTCTGCCATCTTTGCTCCTTTTCTTTTAAGAGTAGCCTGATTTGGAAAGCAAAGTTTTCGGTCGGGGAAATGTATACAGTCGAAAATGGGGTTATGGGCTATTTTTCAATTAAAAAGAACTGAATATAATATACATATTTCACATCGTATTTATTTTATAAATAACTTATAATCAATATAAAAAGAGTAGTCTAAAACATAAAATAATAATACTTTTGCACTATATTTACACGCAAAAAAAAATATACCTTTGTTCCTACTTGTTAAAAACGAATCAAGAAATGAGAATCAAGAGATGAAAGTTAAAAAGGTTCCTTGTCGGAGCATCCGGTACAAGGAATTTCCCGACTTGCTGTTTGGAACGCCGCAGGAGGGCGCTCCGGCCTATTTCGACGCGACACATTTCATACAGAGCCGCGGAGACGAGAAACGCCACTCTCTGGCTGATTTCCGGGTGGCTTTCCACTTGTGGATCGAGGAGTTGTGCCGGCAATACGAAATAGACAGGGAGGATTTGTTCATCCGCGACGAGGCATCGGGGCACCTGTTAATTGATGAATGTCTGGCTCTATTATTTGTCGTTTACATCGAGCCTCCTTTCGGCGTCTACCTTCTGGAGCGAATTTCCGAAATGTTTGTCGATGGATTTACGGTTTCAGACACCTGGCTGGTTCAATCGGTCGGGCTTAGATTTACGAATGAGGAATTAACGCAAATTTTAGAACATCATGAGACGCAGTAATTTTAAACGACCAAAGATGGTGCTCATCTTCAACGGAGCACAGATTCTCGTTGCCATCACGCGCTCGCTTCATAGTGCGGCCGAACTGACAAAAGGCAACTTGCAGGCAATTTCTTTTTGTTGCACCGGTAAATACATCTGTAGCGGAGGGTTCTATTTCCGACACCTGCACCCGAATGTGGAAATCGAGTTGCAGGACCTGGGAACTCTCCAACTTCAAGATTACGATTCCCTGTGTGGAGAGAAGCGGACCTATTACTCGGTCCGGCAAATGGCGCACAAGCGGACATTGCGCGAAAAGAAAGGCAAACAGGAAAACAGAAATACCAACGAAGACAAAAATTCATGAAAGAATATAGGAACGTGCCGTTCCGCGAGTGGAGCATACGGGTGTCGCGGAGTCATAACGGACAAGTGCACATCTGTGCAAGCGATGTATGTGAGGTCCTCAAGCGGGATGAACTGATTAAGAAAGGGACGATTACCGAAATATGCCCCTCGGCCCTGCGGCTTCCCTTCCGCGCCAACGGCCGCGAACTCTGGGGGTTCCGACCCGCGGACATGAGACGGCTCCTGCAATTGGTCCGCAAGGACAGTATCCTACCCCGAGACCTCATTGATGAGCTGGAGGTCTGGGGAAACCAGTTGTTGGAACTGGAAGCCGGAGATATGCACGCACACGGGCAGCGGGACTTTGTGCTGAGCTACGAAGCGGATTTTCCAGTCACTTTCCGCAAGATGGGCAACAAACTGATGGTGAATGCCACGCAGATCACGATGCATTTCGGGAAAATACCCTCCGAGTGGCTGCGAATTACAGCTACGGATTCCCTGCGGCGTGAGATGGCCCGCAGCGGACAAACTGACCGTTACGAATTCCAAATCTTTACGACTCGCGGACGTGGCAAGGGTGCCACATGGATTGAATCACCGTTAGTGGTTCCTCTGGCCCGCTGGATAGCGCCCGACTCGGGATTGGCCGACTGGTGTGCACAGCAGATTGAACGGCTTACGGCGGACATAGCTCCGCGTCCCGTGCGGAGGAGGGAATACAAAAGCCTTGAGATTCGCTGTCTGGACCAGCCGCTGCCCACGGATATGGATACGGCTCTTGCCATGATCGAGGAACACAGGAAGGTTATCCGGGATTTCATTCCCAAAGTGGCCTTCTACGATGATTTCATCGAAAACAGGGAGTGGTTCCGAAGCACACGCATTGCCGACGAACTCAATATCTCGCCGCGCAGCCTGCACCAGTTCCTGCTCGAACAAGGCATCTGCAAGTACCAGAAGCACCAATGGCTGGTCTTCCCGGCGTACAGGGCATGGCAATGCGATGTTCCCTATACCTGGGAGAACGCACAAGGGAAAGTGTTCACCTTCGGTTCAGCCAAACGGTGGACACAGGTAGGACGTGAATGTATCATTGAGTTGTGGAAAAGAATACACCCAGAATATCAGTGACTATGGAGAAAGCCTTACAACGCATCATCCGCAAGACCGGGCGCAAGCCCGTTTCCTGCAAGTGCGAGAAATGCCGCAACCAGTGCCGCACGCCTTGTCTGGGTACCCCCGACGACATTCTTCGTCTCATTGAGGCCGGCTACACGGATCGATTGGCGCCTACCTTATGGGGTGTAGGGCTCGTCATGGGCAGGTTGCCTTACTTGGTGCCCATGGTACAGGCTATTCGTGAGGACAACGGCTTCTGCACGTTCTACCACGACGGTTTGTGCGAGCTCCATGATCGGGGACTCAAACCCACGGAAGGAAGGCTCTCGCACCATACCATCACAATGGAGAACTTCAAGTTCGGCAAGTCCCTCTCATGGAATGTGGCTAGAGAATGGCTGGACGAAACAAACCGGCCGACTATCGACAGGATAACCGCTCTGATGGCAAAATAACTTCGGCGGTTCCGGGTGGCAGACCATAATCCAGTTAATTCCTCGTCTCATGCTACCCGGTACCGCCCTGTGTTTAATTCATCTTAATTGCAAACCATTGGCATTGATTGGCTCTACTCTTAACCTGAGAACCATAAATGCCGAAAGAATGAAACTCAAAAGAAGAATGACTTACGAGGAGATGGCCAGATACCTCTCCGAGACCACCGGGAAAGTAGTCAACCGGGTCTCCGTCGGACGATATGCGAAAAAGCTGGGCTACAGAGTCTACAAACCGATGATCAACCGTAAAATCCAGCATTGTTATCTCAATGATGCCATCCAGGACGAAGAGACGGAGTCGCCACTCACGAAAGGAGGAGACAATGGGGAAAAGTAGGAACAGAAAAAACGGCGCATCGCAAGGTGTGCCGTTTTTCAAATGTTACAGCCGGTTGCTGGGGGTCTTTGAGCCTGAAGAGATTGTTTTCATGCTTTACATGGCCGACCTGTCCCGACTGCGCGGCAAAGGATTCGATACGCTTCGAAGCAAAAGGACGCACATGGCCAATACCGGCATCGGATCACGCCTGTTCGACCGGTGTGTCAGGCGGATGACGGCGTTGGGGCTCCTTGAACGGGTTCCGCTCAAGGGCATGTATGACTATCTTTGGGACGGAAGGGCTTATGAACGTCTCATCACGATCCTTAATGCGCCCGCCTCAGCACTCGACGCGCGAACCGTCGGCCGACAGCTTTTTGTCTCGATGGAGAGAAATATTCTCTCCATTTCGGATAAAGAGATTGAAGAACTGGGAAAGAGGGTGTAGATGTCGGTATAAAGCCACTTTATGTCATGGGATTGCTACAAATGTTTCAACTGGATTGTTACAAATGTATCAACAATACTATATGTATATAAAAGTAGATAGAAGATAACTTTTTTCTTGGAAGAAAAAAGTAAACAAAAAAGAACCTATAACTAACAGACGGCTTACGCCGCCTGTTTTTTTGAGATTTTTCTTTTTTACAAAGAGACCGTTTTGAAAAGGATCAAATAAAGAGAAATCTCTTTCCTCAGTTAAAAAATAATGAATAAAAGAAACCTTTTTTATTCGTCCTGTTCCTTCATCCTGTCTTCTTTTTCTCGTGGGATGGCACCATGGTGCAGCCGCAGGATCGCCAAATAGCATTCCCGGACGCCTCGCACATCCTCTGCCGTTGCGAAATAGTTGCCCGCCGCCTTACGTTTGCGGTCGCGGGGCTTGTAGGTGTCCTGCACTCTGCGTATTTGGAGATACTCGTCCAAATAGTAATAAAATTCCCTGCGTCCGGGAGAGACATTTTTCCGCTCGAAGCAGCGTTGGTGACCGTTCCAAACGACATTGGCGGCTTCCATAGCTTTGGAGAGCTTGTTGCGTGCGGTCGAGCCGATCGGCTGAAACTGATAATCATGGACTGCTCCCAAAATCTCTGATGCATTACATCGAAGAGAGCCGTTCTCCATCAGCAGACAATAGAACACAGCCCGGCCCTGTCCGTCAACATGCCTGAAAATCCCTGTAGCAACAGGTTCACCCAGCACGCTGATGCGGATCCGTTCTCCATCGGCAGGCAGGAAACCATTCTCCCTTACAACTGCCTTACGCGGGTCCCAGCAAAGCCGGCTGCCATTGAACAGGCGTTGGAGGACTTTCTTCTGTTCTGAACTGGCCGGACAGCAGTCTGACTCTGGCATTACTACTTCCTCCTGGCAGAGGGTTCCATCGACTGTGCAACGTATCGGCATTACCACACAATCATTTCCCACGCGGCTCACCACTCCAAATTCCCCGGTTTTCATGTTGGCAGCCGCCAAACCTTTTCGTATGCCGGAACCTGAGGATTGGCCCTCTTCCGGCTGATTGATTTGAATCTCGTTGCGCTTCATACAACTTTCAGTTTATTATCCCCCGCGTTGCGAAAATCATATATACATATATATAGGATATGGCTGCGTAAGACAAATATACAATATATCTCACAAAGATAGGATAAGAAGATTCGATAAACTGCGCCTTTTCTTATAAAATAGTAAAAAATAAACAAATATGTAAGATTCGGACGCATATTGCCGTGTCTATATATTTCTTACTATATTCATAAACAAATTATTGTATCTGGTATATGGACTGAATAAAAACGCTGTTTCCTGACTGCCAGTGATTCCCGGAAAATAAAACCTGAACAAGTGGTACGAACGCAGTCCAGGAGCGAACAATGACGCTGTATATAAAGTACCATCATATGAACTCCCGTAATAGCGAAATCCGCATAAAATCCTTGAAAGTCTGTATATGCCTACAATTTGTAACTTTGCTGTACTTTCCAGCCGCTTGCTTGTCAGCACTCGTCTCGCACACACTTTCTACAGGTCGGTCAGGCTGAATCTGACCCCCGTCCAACCATATATTTTTTGAGGTCTACTTACAATATTATCTAAAAATGGCCATTTTAGACCGTTTTCAAAAGTCGGACTTGGAAAAATGGGCCGAGGAGAGATGCCGAATCCGCACCTGGGCGGATACCCTCCCCAATCTTTTTTTAATTTATTACACCGTTGAATATCAATAGTTTGGTATGTTTACTTTATCCAAAAGTAAACCAAAACAGCCCTTTTTGCTTTTGATGCTTACAGATTGAAAGTCGAAAAAAATATTTTTCCATTAAATACCTTATTAAAATTAAATTGAACCTGCAACAATCTGTAAAACAGTCATTTATGCAAGATTTCAGATTATTACATGCGTTGAAACGGTGCTTTTTTGATTTTTGCAAAGAGAAAAAAATTTTTTGCTTTTTTACAAAATATTGACATTCAACTATTTAGAAGCATCCCTCGCGCGCGTGCGTTCCATATCTGGAAAAAGAATTTTTCAAGTCATTCCAAAAATTTTTTTTCGAAAAAGTTTTGGAGAATGAAAAAACGGTTTTATAATGCAGTGTACTCGAAAGCCAAACAACAACGGCCAACAGGTACGGAAAAAACGAATAAAAAAACAAGTAAAAACAAAACAGAAAAAAGAAACAGACAAACCAATCCGCAAGAGCGAGAAACAAAGAGCCTTTTTTGTGGGAAACCTATTTTCGTGGCTCGGACAAACGAAAATTCGCCCGTTCGTTTTGGAACGATTAAAGAGGGTGTCAAATAACCACACCGCGCGGGACTACAAACCAATGTAGCAAATTGGAACGGTCTAAAAACGTGTTTTTAGTCCGCATACGCAAAACCCGTGATTTTGGGAGGGTGAGAGTCGTATGGAAAAGAGAGGCGATAAAATAATGCCATAATTGCGCCCTTGTGCGCTCGGAGATAAAAATCGCTATGCGGTAAAAACTATCCGCACGGGAGCTTGAGAAAAGAGCATTGCCAATGTTATGCCCATAATCACCAGCCGCGACCGCTTGCAAGTTAGCTGCCGAATTGGAAAAGATTCGGGACGTGCCAAAGAAACGCCCTGCCGAAATTGGAGTACGCAGGCACAGCGCGACGACACGGTGAAGCGTGAGTACGCAGAAACACGATATGCCGAAAATACGCTCATTTGGATAGCCTGTTATATGGTACGTTATAAGGTGCGACAAAGTTACGAAAAAATTTGCCGTGAGGGTGAAATGCACGGTAAATTTGGGCACGTGGCTACGGCTTGCCACGCCTTGCGCTATTGCGTGAGGTCTCCGGTTCGACTCCGGAGTGCCCGCAATGCGTGATTTTGCGCAGAGTTTCTAAAATTTATCATTATGGCAACTTCTAAATTGAACAAGGAACAGTATGCAAACATCGGTACGTTTGCAGGTATTATGTTGGTTTACAACTCGACCAACAGGGACGGCGAGACGGTGCAAACCGCCCAGCACTTCTTCGGCAAGGATTTCGAGCCTGCCGACAAATCGGACAACGAGATTTTCCGTGTCATCAAAAACATGGTCGCAACGATGTGGCACACCATTGCGGAGGAAAAGAAACTGCGTGCGGACGCCGACGGTATCCGCTCGAAATTCCGTGCCACAACTCCGGCGGAGATTATCATCTGCGACAAGAGTAACAACCGCATCAAGCGTTACGACCTGACCGACAGTGTGTGGGCCCGTATCGGACTGGTGCCGACCAAAGTAGACCTCGAAAAGTCGAACCGCGACTTTGCCAAGACTATCCATGCGGCGGCAAAGGCAATCCGTGATGCCATGAACTTTGCCCCGAACCTTGCGGGACTTGAAAAGGCCGAAAAGTCCGCCAAGACTGCCAAGACTGCCACGACCGAGACGGCGGAAATGCCCGAAACCGCAAGCGAGAAAAAGGCGGCATAACGTCCGACCCAGAACAGAAAACTCTGCCCGAAATACACAGATAGCGGCAGGCCCGACGCTCTGACAAGTGCCGGAGCCTGCCTTTTTCGTATCTGTCGGAAAGGTGCGTATTTCCCGAGTATGCCGGAAGTACGCCCTTTTCGTATCGGGCGAAAGGCATCGTAACGTGAACGGAAAGCGCAACAATCCGGCGGAAAAGAGTGCCGGAAGTGTGTCCGCACGGGGTGACGGGTACACGGTGGACGATGTAAAGACTGCATTGGAAGAGTCCCAGAAAGCACTGCATGAGGCGGTTTTCATTGCCCGCAGGGTGTGGGAGCAGGATTCGGAGGCATTGCGGTTCGACATCGACGATCTGGTGCAGATAGAGTCTGCGCTGGAGGAAATATGCAACCTCTCCGCCGGCATAGCGGTAGAGGACGACGAAGAGTGAATGTGGATACAGCGCGCACGGTTGCCGGGAAAGTGCCGGGACTGTGCGCGTGTTTTCCATTACGGGCATTGATATACACTATGTCAGGATTGTACCCTGAATTGCCCGCCAATCAAAAGGACAAATGATATGATCGAAGTATTTGATGCAAGACGCACCCGCAGTTTCGGGTGCTTTGCCAGTTTCAGCGTTGCAAAGGGAACGCTTGACTTGCTTGCCAGAGACGGCGCATTGGGGCAGGTGCCCAGCGTCCGTGTGATGGCATACCGTAACGGAGAGCTGTGCCGGGACTATGAGGCGGTATTTGCCGCCGGGAAGTGGCGGGTGCCGAAAGCTCCTAAAACGGAGAAACATATCCAGTCAGAGCAGGCCAACCGCCTAAGACGCCGCCGGAAACTCTGCAAGGAGTACGCCACGGCAGAGTTGATGTTCCGCGAGGGATTTCCGGACTGGATGAACCGCAGCTACCCGTTATCTGCCGACAGCTTGCGAAAGTGCAACCGCAAGTGCCGGATTTATGGCGTATGAAACGAAGAATTAAAACCGTGAGAATATGAAGACTTTAGCAGATGTAAAAAGGAAAATGACACTCGGCTCGAAATGGCGGTGTGTCAGAGTGTTCAATCAGGACAAGGATACGGGTGTGCGTGAAATCGGCAAGGTGCAGACCAACGCCGTCGCATTCGTCAAGGCTGACGGAAAACTCTCGTGGCTGTGGTGGCCCAAGGCCAAGGATGTGCAGGTGGAGGGTGATTCATTCACCATCCTCAAAGACGGCAAACCGTTACTCAGGTACACATTCGTGGAATAGCCCGGCATTCGGGAATAATGCAAAATAATATCAATTAGTAACAACCGTAGGGGCGAAATGCCCCTATACTTTTCTAAAACGAAAGCCTATGCCAAACTGGTGTTCAACCTCCTATGTCGTGACGGGAGACAAAAATGAAGTGCGCGACTTGTATGAGAAAATGAGGTCGCTTGAAGAGCGGGAGAAGCCTCTTGTGGAGAACGACTTTGGTGTAACGTGGCTCGGGAACCTCGTAACGTTGCTTGGCAGAAGTTGGAAAGAGGTTTATTGCCGAGGGGAATGGTCCGGCCTTATTGTCGATATTGAAGATAATGAGTTGCGCTTTTATACGATGACCGCCTGGTCCGAATTGCAGCAACTGCGACATTTCCTGCAGGAGAAATATCCCTCGCTGACCTTTTATTTCCGCTCCGAAGAGCCGGGAATGTGCATTTTCCAAACCAACGACGCAGGCGGTATATATTTCCCCGAACGCTACAAGGTGGAACACTGGGATGAAGAAGACGAGTATTGCATGGACATGGAAGAGGTTTTTGATGTGGTTTCCGACATTACGGGAACTACCGTGCGAACCGTTGAAGAGATGAATAAGGCAGTCGATACATACAACGACACCCATGAGCGCGAACCGATTTTCATCTATGAATTTGAGACAGTTAAAGATTAAAAAATAAAAAGATATGGGAACAATGACACAGAAACAGGTGGATGCCATCAATGCTGCGTGCCGGAACGGTTTCAGTTTCGACCGATACGATTTCGCGGTGTCGAGAGAAAAACGCCTCTCGAAGATTATCACGCTTGTTAAGGACCGCAAAGAAGTAAAACTAAGCCTCAGTTGGCGGGACGAGGTGATGAAAGTTGAAAATGAACATGGCTGCATGGTGCCAACCTACACCGGCAATGTGGTGCCGCAGTTACATTGCTCGATATGGGACAAGGCTCCCGGAGAGAATTGTTGGCACAGTTGCGGACTGGGGAAATACCATGTGTTTTCGGACAAAATTTCTCCGAAACGATTGATGAACCGCCTGTGCGAGATTACGGGATTGGTTACAGACGACTTGGTGTGCGAGATGCTGCCGGACAAAGAATGCGCGGAGTTTCGGCAGAAAGCAGAGCGTAAAGTCAACGAGGTAAGTGGCGTAGTCATCAGCCGCGCCCTGCTCGATGAATACGGATACGACGGGAACGTGCCCACCGACGAGCAGATGCAGATGATTGCCGACGAATTACTTGAGTATTGGGGCGTGAGCGGCTGTTTCAAGGACGCTCTCGACAGCACGATGTCGAATATTTTCGGCGTCGAAGCGGAGGAATAAGCATATGCTGGCTTTTCGTATCCATGCAATAAATTAAACAAATCTGCCAACGGAATGAAAAACAAAATGGGAACGAATGAACTTACCGTTCATCAGCGAGGGGTTATTCTGCGAGGCATCTGCTCTGGATCCGCATTGCGGGGAAAGTCCCCGGAAATATCGGAAGAGAATACCGTCATCATCTGCCAGGGAGAATTGAGCATGTGGGATATCTGTAGTATATCCGCCGATGCCGAGGCCTTCGGACTGGAGGCACATTTCGGTTATGATGGTCGGACCAAGATTACTTTCAAACCCAAAAAGGAGATGCCATGAAAACCTGCTACTATCTGGAAGAATTGCATAAGGAGATTCTTCTTGAAGAAGAGGATATTCAGGCCGTGCCGGAGTCGGGCCGTGCCGACGAAGCCTGCGACGCGATTGCGGCTAAAGACTATATTGTCCGCCAGTTCCAGGCTGACTCCTTTGAATCGCTCAGGCAGGCCGTGTGTCGAATTTGCGACAGCCCCCGGATACGCAGCCGCCATGAAGCGTTGATGTACATCGTCTGGATGGCGGCCCTGGACATCAAGGAAAGGCGTGTCATCCGGCATACCGAAGCGGAGGTCAAAATTACCCGTGACGACGGTTTCGTCTGGCTGATTGTCCCGCGCGAAAAGGTCCGTGGACTATGGGAAACGGGAACCTTCACGCTGTACAGGCTCTACGCGGACGATTCCGAAGCCGAAATCGAGAACAAGGAGCAATTGGAAGAGACCTTGGAACGAGGCTATTCTGTCGGCATTGAGGTTGGTTTCGTTGCCAAAATGGGATATGCCGCCCGAATGCACAGATAATTCAAATAAGGAAACATTCAAAATCAGAAAAAGATATGGAAACAATCACGTTGACAAGAGAAAACGCCCACCGTGTTACCATGGTGAGGCGCAAGGATGCCCCGGACAGTGTCCCGGTACCGTTCGTATTCCGGGGCAAGCGTTACGGCTATTGCAGTTACTCCCATCTGGTAGGGTTTGCCGGCCAAGAAGAGGTGCTACCTGCCAATAATTTCGGAGAATGGGAAGTTGTGGAGGTCGCGCACCCGGGTTACCTCGAAGAGTTCTTCAAACGTGCCTGCGACGCCTACAACTGCACTTCGCACTCACCGGAGGAACGCGGGGAATCTGAAATTGCCAGCCACGAGCGGCAGTTGCACGACGATCTGATGGGAATGCCCGAGGAGCAGCGTGGCCGTTATCTGGAAAACTACAAGAAGCGTTATTCGGACATCATTGCCGCCAACAGCCGCTGCTTCAGTGCGATGATTGTCGGTCCGGCCCGCTTCAACAACCGGAAATGCGAACAGGCGGACAATGCCTACCGCAAGGCCGTTGAGAACTTCATGCAGTGGAGGGAACGTGCCTTGGAATCCATCACCAAGGCGATTGAGGCTGCCAAACCCGAAGAACAGCGTCAGGAAGAGGCATGGCAGGAGTTGAAAAAAGACCTGGACAGAACCATCACGTCAATCCATGCTCTGGATACGGGCAAAGAACGAGGCTACAACCGGGCGCTTTTCGTGAACAATCTGGCCGGACGACTCACGACGATTGCCGGAAAAGGAAATGTGGAACTCATAGAGCGTGCCGTTGCCTATATCCGGGAGTGGAACGCGAAATTCACGAAACCGGTGGTGACGGAGCGCCACAGCATTTTCAAACTGCCTGAAACCGCCCGCAAGGTACGCGAACAGCAGGAAGAACGGGAAAACAAGGGGAACAAGGAGGTCAGCTTCGACAAGGGGAAAGTTGTCTGGAACTATGCCGAAGACCGTCTCCAGATTCTTTTCGACCAGATTCCCGATGCGGACATGCGCACGGCACTCAAGCGACATGCTTTCAAGTGGTCGCCCCGTAACCAGGCGTGGCAGCGCCAACTCACCCGTAATGCCGAGTCCGCGGCCAGACAAGTGTTAAAAACAGATCTGTAAGACGATGAGGTATGTAATTGACAGCCGGTATTTCGACGGTTCGTGCCTCTCATCGATGTGCGATGACACCCATAGTGACTATGGCAGGGAGACATTGCAGGAGTTGCGCGAGCGGGAAAGGAATCCGTTCCTGGTGGCCGTTTCACCGGAAAAGATCCTCTTCCTGATGAGACGTTACATCCGGATGCTATGCACGCCTTTCCGGGAGATTACGCGAGAGGATTATTACAACCTCTTCGAGTGTGTTCCTCCTGCACGGATGGGGCGTAATTGGTTCTTTGTGGGGGAAGCCTATTTTGGAGACCTGTATCCCTTCTGTTTCACGAGTGACGGCCACTATTTCAAAGGTGAGCGCCCCGTGCACCTGAAGGATGAGGCAATCTGGAGTATGATTGGCGAGCACATGAAAACGCTGGACTTCCACCCGGAACTTGTACATGGTGAACCGCAGGTAGAGAGCGACCGCTGGTATAACGGGGACATTACGGTAACGCCCTACTATTTCCTGCGGGACGGGAAAAGGATGTTCATCGGCAACCTTATCTCGGACACGGGACGGGCAGCCGAAGATAGCCGACACCGCCGGGAAATGGCAGAACGCCTGCTGGACCTGCGCCGCAACCATTATGAGTATTGCACCTTTTACAGCCATGTAAAAGACCTTTTCGGGTTCTTCGAATGGATCAGGAAAAACCGGTACACGCTCGAAATCCAGGGGACGCTTCTCTATTTCGACCCGGCACGCCAGTATGTGGACTTCATGGGAAACGTGTGTGAATACTCTGCGGCCTTTCATTACCGCATCTATTCCCGTAGCCTTCTCGAACTGCTCATCGGACAACTCCGGACAGTCAAGCGGGATTACAGTTGGAAACCTACGAAAAACGAAAAATAAGATGGATACAATAGACAAAGTCCGCATCATCGAGAGTGATGCGGCCGCCAAGGAAGATGCCGCCGCCGAAAAAGTCATGGCAACGATATTTCACACAGACGGCACCCGAGAAAAGGTATCTCCCGCCAATGGGTCGGATTTCCGCTTGGAGGAGATGCAGAGAATGGTCGGAGGCATTATTGAGATCGTCTATTTTGAAGATAACACGGTGATGGTCATCAACGAGGAGGGCAAGCTGCTGGGACTTCCCCTGAACATGGATGCGACTGTAATATTTCGCGCTCATTATCCGGATTCGAACGACTACATTGTCGGTGATGCGCTGGTATGTAGTGAAAAACAAATTTTATAACAAGAAAGAAAACAATTATGGATAAAGAAAAAGTGAAAATGCTGCAAGAAGTCCTGGGGTATTTTCAGGAGATGCAGGAGAACAACACCCTCGTGGGAATTGCCTTCAAGACCTCTGACGGCAAACAGCACGAAATAGGGACCCCGACAGCCTTGAAACTTCTGCTGGAAGTGGCCGTTATCGAGTTGGAACGCCAGCTCCACAGCGCACGGTTCGGGGATGCCCCGGAACAACTGACTATGTGCCGTGAATACAAGACGGCCATGGAATTGGAGCACCACTTGAACAATTTCAGTTTCAATGCGAACCGTTTCGCAGAATCTATCCCTTACATGCACCGCACCTTGCAACAGACGTTCTTCCGTCTGGTGAAGGCATCCATTCTCCACATGGCGCGGCAGAAACCTACATCTATTGACGGACGCAACAAGGCCTCCTACGAGATGTGCTGCAAGCTGGCGCCCATGCTTCAGGACAGTCCCCTTCCTTTTGTGTAGCCTGCCATGTTCACGGTCAGGAAAAACACGTCACCGAAAAGCTGATGTATGATGCTTGTATCTGGAAAGCGAACTATGGGTATGATAAGAATAACAAGAGACAAGCACCATGACATTTTCAAGGATGGTGTCTATATCGGACAGATTTATCTGGCAAGGGCTGAAAGCCGGACATTGAGATACTGGGCCATATCCTGTGTGCCGGGGAAAGGGTTCAATTCTTTCGACGAGGCTCGAGGATATGCCATGGATTTCCTCTAAATAAGAATGTTATGACAGATAAAATCCTACAAATGTTCTTCGACATCGACAGGTGGACGAAGGCTATCGAGAAAGGAGTTGGCAAGGACATCCGTAGGGACCAGCTCATTCGCTTGTGCGACGAGCGTACACGGCTGCAAATAGCCGACGCGATGAAGCGAGGTTGCTACGAGATTTCACCTCCGCATACCGCACTTATTCCCAAAGATAACGGGGAGTATCGCACGGTATATGTCAACGAACCGATTGACCGCGTGCTGTTGAGCATTGCAAATGACTTGTTGTTCGACCTGATGCCGGACCGCATCCATCGTTCCTGCAAATCATACCAGAGCGGTATTGGTTGTGGAAAGGTGGTGCTGGAGGTGAGCCGGGAGATGACAAGAGTGCCAGGAGATGAATGTCTCGGTTGGAAATCCGACCTGAGCAAGTATTTCGACAGCGTGCCCCTGCGGTATATCGACCGAGCCTTCGATGCGGTAGAGTCCCGACACGGACATTCGGCACTGATCACGGTGCTGCGGAAATATTACCACAGTGACCTCTACTTCGATACGGACAACCGACTGCAGCGGAGCTACCAATCCCTTAAACAGGGATGTGCCGTGGCAAGTTGGTTGGCAGACGTTCTGCTCTACGAACTGGATGAGGAGCTTTCCGGCATGAACGGCTATTACGTCCGCTATTCGGACGACATGCTGTTTGTCGGTGAAGACTATCCCAAAGCGATGGCCCTACTGCAAGACCGGCTGGCAGAGATGGAAATGAAGCTCAACCCAAAGAAGGTGGAGTACCTCACGGCCGACAGGTGGTTCAAATTTCTCGGCTTCAGCATCAAAGGACGTATGATTTCGCTCTCCCCGGGACGTATCAAGGCCTTCCAGAAGAGCATCGAGGCCTTGACCGTCCGTAAGCGTGGTACGAGCCTGCGGAAAGCCGTAAATGCCGTGAATCGGTATCTCTATAAGGGAGAGTATTGCTGGGCTACCCAGATTCTTCCAGTCTGCAATGTAAGGCGGGACCTGAACGAACTCAATAAATTCGTGATAGACTGCCTGCGGGGTGTGAGTACCGGGAAACGGAGAGTCGGCGGTCTGGGATATGTTCCGACACGACGTGACGGCTGCATTGTTCGGGGTACGGGACGTAACGTCACGGCTAATCGCGGCAAGATGCCCCGTATCGAGGGTTATCTTTCCATAGGTTGTATGCAGAATGCCCTGCGCACCAGCCGGGCGGCCTACAACACGTTGGCCGCATCCCTGTAAGAGATACCGAGCACACGGTCTGCGGATGAAGGACAGGAATTCAATGTTACAGGTTCTCCAGCCAGATCAGTCCGTTGATTCACCGGTTTACCCACCGGTGAATCTTCTCCGGATCTGGCTCGCTCCTGTAAATATCGGAATAGTAAAGCAATGTGCCGCCTGCCTGACATCCTTGACACACTGGAACACATCAACCGGCCCCAAGGAATAGCATTCAGATACCCGCGCACAATATTCATCTATCGGAGTCTTGAAGGATGCTAACACCATCCTTCAGACTCCTCCAAGATGGAGGTTCGCGGGATTCATCAAACGGATAAAGTCATGTGTCAGCTATTATGAGGGTCTGAACCCAGCACGGGGTAATGGTTCAAGGGACACAAATTCACTACAATGGGAATACAGTGCACGCCAGTGCGGCGCTGAACTCTCTATCGAGCACTCTGCCCCGCGTGGCGTGCTCATTATTCCCAATGTACATCGCTTTGATTAAAGTCATGTGCCACAGTCATGAGAATCATATATATACATACGGAAGCCCGGCATGGGGCACGCGGATTCGGGATCAGAGGTTCAAGTGCGCAGCTCTGCAACACTTCGGGAGCCGTATGTCATCTCCAGCCAATAGCTGGTTATGACGTCCGGAGCCCGAAGTCACAAGCTGCCCATATCGAGTTTATAAAGGGATGTGCCGCTCTGGGCAGGATCCGCAAGACGGTAGCGCAGCCGCCAATGTGCAGGGAGCCCGCTTCAATATACAGTTGGCTACCTGTATCCTGAACCCGGTGAACACCCGGTTCAGGATACAAGCATACTGTATTCATCGAATAAATAGAGTCATGCGCCAAGGGTTCGAGTGCAAGTAATTTTTGAAGAGAGAAACAATGGATAATATTTATCAACAAGTAGTTCAGGCTGTCGAGGGCGGCGCAAAATTCAGGGTGAACTTTCGCTCACGAAGCCTGCGACTGAATGGCCGCTATGTCATTCGTGAGGGGAATTATGAAGGAAACCTGGGGGTAGAACCTTGTACGGAGGAAGAGTTCCTGTCTCAAATCGAGGAACTGTATCTTCGGTATAAGCATTCCGTGCCTTCGGAGCGCAGTACAAGCCGGTCCCGCAACTATTTTCCGGCTCTTCCCGAAAAGAAATTGGACGATGAGGACATGCTCTATGGAGAACGCCGAGACAAGGCACAGATTGAGCTGGAACTGTACATTCTCTGCCAGTTGCTCAACGGGTTTCAGTGGAATACTGAAACCTTGGGCAAATGGTTCTGGCAAAGCACCCGAGACAAGGACCTGGTGTTGCTTCGGCAGTGGATAGACATCGAGAACAATTAACCATTAAACAGAAGAAAATGACTAAAAAGGAAAAAGAAAACACCATGACCTGTCCGCGTTGCGGTGCAAGGATTAACGCGAAGGAACGTTCTGTCAGGTTGCCGAGAACGGCACAGGAACGAATCGAGGCCCTCCGTGCCGTCGGTGTGGACGTAAATAATCTCTTTGCCATGCAGGGTGCCAACGGCGGGGATTACGTCGCCTCCAACCAGGATGGCAAATTGACCATACTCGATGACAACGATCCGATCTTCTCGTATATCACCAGTCAGGGAGACGTGCCCAACCGCCGTCTGTTTCGCCGATGGGTGATGGCTCAGATGTTCCACATGCTTTCCTACACGCCATCCCGGGGGCAGTCTCCACTTGGAGTGACGGCCATGATTCATCGGCTGGGATATGAATACCAGTGGAAGATGCTGCTGGACGAGCTTCGTGCACAGTTGAAGATGGAGAGTCGTGACCCGAACGGTTTTGCGGAACGCAACCGTTGGTTCAACAACGAGGTGGCTTCTGCGATGGCCCATCATTATCTTGAACGTCTGAAAAAACATGTAGACAGTCTCCAGGAACGAAAATGCAAGGGAATACCTTACAAACGTATCCACGGTCGTGACATCTTCGTCTCGGACCTGGACCGCAAGGTGTACACGCCGTTAATCATTGCGGCCAACCTTATCAAATACGCTCAAAACGCCGCACAGTTATATGATGCCGTCAGCAAGTTCAACGTCCAGCGTATCAGACTGAGCCATGATACGCCACAGAGCAAGACGTGGATGGATGCCTACAAAGGAGCCGGCGCGTACTTCACGATGCAGAATCTCATTCGCTTCCACGGTTGTCTGATTACTGACGACAAAGGAAGGCGTCTGAATAAAAACCAATCGCTGGACTTCATTACCTTCAAGGCAACCCTTTACAAAGATGAGGGCTGGCGTCTACTCGCCGTCTTGAAGAAGATGCTCCGAGACAACAACATCGACATCAAGAAGAAAATGGCCGAATGGCGTAAATAGTAAACAGCTACCTGGCAGGTGAGATATAAGGGGCCGGCATATTCAGGTGTTCCTCCTACAAATGATGTTCATCTCTGTTAACACAAGATGAGCATCCTTGTCGGAGGCTCCCGCATCAAAAGAATACAGTAATGCCCCGGGCTGGCAATCATATCAATATAAATTTAAATACAAACCCATGAATATGAATAAGAAAGAATTAAGACGCAGAGACTATTTGCTGTACAAGTTGCGCAAACGCGGAGTTCGTTGCCTGACGCGCTGTCGAACGATTTTCTTTCCGTACGGCAGCGACCCGATGACCGTGCCCCAGATTGTCAACCTGGTCCGGGAATACAATTTCGCGGTGCAGTTTGAAATCCGTTGACCGAGAATAAGACCAAGTGAAATAACAAAAGATGAAGCGATATGAACGAAGAAGCAACCCCCGGCGATATTGCCACCCTGCACCGGCCTTACATGGGTTATCGCCGCATCGAACTGGTAGAGAAACTTCAATACACCTGGCTGGCCCGCATCTGCGGAAGCGGAAAGGAAATCGAGGTTCAGGAAGATGAATTTGAACTGGACTAAATACGAAACGACATGCAGAACACGAGTAATGATTCTTTAATACCTGCTTATATCGCCTATGCTGTCATCATACTGACTGCCGAGCATCTAGGGTGCGAGGTGGAGATGAGTGCCACGGCCAGGGAGGTCTGGGAGACCAAAGGATTGCCGGCTCCACCTTTGTTGGCTTTATATGAAAAAGCCGCACAAGACGCGAAGGCAGTTGTAGTGAAACAAGGGTTGGCAAAGACCGCCGACAGACTGGCCGAAGAATTTTACAGAACAGGGCGGTTTCCCGACTGCCTGCCAACAAACGATTAACGGACAGGAGGTATTATGAAAACAAGAACCTTTCAGGAGATTTATGATTTTTGCCGCACGGATTTGACTTACCAGGCCTATTTCCATATTCCCGACGAATTCAGTGTGAAGGATCGGAAGACTGCCCGGTATTATTTCGGCGCGTTCAGCGGAGGAAGGAGTCGCAAGGGGACCTTCATCTATACACAGTCGATGCGGCAGCTTGAAAGGTTCCTGCGGGGAACGAAGCAGGACCACTACCTGCACGCTAATTCAGAGACGTTCGAGGTAGTAAACCGTCAGAAGTATGACGGCCCCGCAATCTACATCGTGACCCATATCCGGGAACAGGGTGTGAGGATTGAGTTCTCACACCCGTTTTACCGGACATGCCCGTATGAGAGAATCGCGTTTACGGCACGTTCGCACAGGACTTTCACGGTTCAAGGAATCATTGCCGAAGTCCGTGCATACATAGAAAGACATCTGCTGCTTGCGCCGGGAAGATATCGTGCCTTGCAGTTGGAATACCAGATTCCCAAGGAAAAGTTTCCCGCGTGGTACAGACAATACCGGAAGCAGGTTCATGAGCAGGAGGAATATGCCCATTGGGAGATGGTGGACAGGTATCTCCACCAAAACGACATCACTTTTGAGGAGGGTTACCAGATATTGGCGGCCTCGGGGATGTTCTACGATTTTAATTGCGACGAGTATGAACGGGACGAACTGACCGAAGAGTTCGTAAGGTCCTGTAACAGGAGCCACAGTGCCGTTCGGCAAAAAACAAACATCAACACCTAAAACCATTAACCAATGAACCTTTACGAGCAAATCAGCTACAAGGGACATCATATCAACGTCTACTACGATGAGGATGCCCTCGACCCCCGACAGGAATTCGACCATCTGGGGACACTGTATACAGCACATCGCCACTATCAGCCCGAAAAAGACTTTCATGCGAATTTCAAAATCAACAAGGTATTCGAGGGGCGAATTGGAGACTTCAGGGATTCGTTCTTGAAACAATATGTTGCTCTGCCAGTCTACCTCTATGAGCATGGTGGTGCAACCATCGCCACCTCTCCTTTCAGTTGCCCGTGGGATTCGGGCTTTTTTGGCATCATCGCCGTTTCTCTGGAAAGAATACGGAAGGAGTTTGGTTGGAAACACGTTACGAAAACTCGCCGGAAGCGGATTGAAGCATACCTGCAAGGGGAAATCGAAGAGCTTGATAATTATTACACCGGGTCGGTTTACGGCTACGAAATCACCCTGGAAGATGATGATACGGAGGTTGTGGACAGTTGCTGGGGGTTCTATGGTGATGACGCCATGAAAGAGATGATAAAAGAGTGCAAATTGTATATTGACGGTCTCAGCCATATGGTGGCATGACCGGACAGGGAGGGAACAAATGATGCATGAAGCAGAACAATACCTGCGTAACCCGCAGAACCCGCCGTCACTCCACGTGATAATCGGCGGCAAAAAAAGACGGTTGTTCATTAACCGAGATCAGGGAGAAATTGGAATCGTGGCCCCGAAGAAAAAAGTAAACGGCTATTTATTTAGCGAGTGGAATACCATAGAGAAGATATGCTATCCGCGCCCGCCAAGACAGAAAAGCCCGGAAGAGCTGAACCGCCGTTTGGTCGGGAAGTACCAGCAGATGGCTGCCAGGGCAACCTTCTCAAGCCCTTACCAACGCAAGGTCATGAAGGCGGATTCTTCAAAAAGTCTGTATAAAAATGGAATCACGACAGGCGTGACCATCGAAGGACAGGTCATCTCACTTGCTGCGGTGGAAAAATGGTGCGGGCCTTACGTGGCAGACCAGTTCCGGGATGCAGTTCGAAGGTGTAAAAGTTTTCATTCCTCTCGCTTTAATTTCAGGGGGTATGATGGTTCTCTTTGGGTGGAGCCCTGTAATAAGACAGAAGAGGGCTATCAGGAAGGTGATCTGCGTGCCGGGTTCTGCAAGGAATACCGCAACTGCGGGAATGGGTACTACTATATTCTTATCGACGATGAACATTTCATCGGATATGACATTGACTAACTTAAATACACAGAGATAATGACTTACGACTATAACGAACAGGAAAAAACGCCTGTAAGCATCACTCTGGGGAACGGGGTGAGCGTGGAGGGTGAGTTGGTGGATCTGCGCATCACTCCCGAAACAATTCCCGCCGGAAAGAAGTGTTATCAGTTCCGGCATTCTGATGAGGATTGGGGAGATATTGCCTCCTTAAGAAACGGATGTGTGGCTGTCAACTTTTACGGCTCTCTGATTTGCGACCCGATTCCCTGTATGGAGCCGGCCGGTACGGAGCTTGACGTCATGGATTATTCATTTGACGAGCCATGAAAGAGTTGAAGGTAAGGTTACACCACATCGACCGAGGTCGGTGTATGGAGGTATGGGAAGTGTTGGTCGAAAAGGGAAAACCCAGACGCTTCCTGGCAAGAAACGACGGATTCACGCCACATGAATGGGGCGTGCTCGCTGATGCTCCCTATGGGTATTGTGAGATAGAGTGCTATTTAAGGGATGATATCACGCTCATCATCTGCGACAGGAACTGGAACGAACTGTTCAGGGACGGTATGGACAAGGAGCGGTTTCCGAAAGGATTCCCTTCCTTGGATGAGGCGTGCAATGAGGCATGGAACGCCATCTCCTCCTCCCTCCCGAATGTGACACGACAGGGCTTCGGGGAGTGGATCACCAAACAGTCCAACACGCCTCTCTCGGAGACAGACCGCTTGAACTGGAGGGATTGCTGGCAAGAAACGGTTAAAGTTGAAATAATCAGCCGGTTTACATGGATTGGTGAAGAGTACGGAATCTTCCGGCTTCACCAACGCCACACCAAGTGCGACGCCACCTGGTACGAGTATTATGCCGGAAAGACTGCCCGGTACAAGCAGGAGGGATATGTGAGGTTCTTTGCCTATGAATACCGGGAACGTCATATACGGGAAGTCATACATTCGCTTGGGGCATATTGCGACAGAGTACATGCCGAAGCCGTGCAGACCCGCAATGGCGAGTACGGCCATGAGGTATCCTATTTTATGGGGCAGTTTCTGGGATACGACTTGTCTTTTGAGGCCGTCCGGGATGCCCAAGACTCTTTCATAAGAGGCGTTAATGCCGATTACAACGAGGCTTACGCCTACTATATGAAACTTAAAAACAACGAGACTTCAGTCCGGTGCCTGGACGCCGAACTGTATTTTATCAGAAAACAAATCGAAGAAGCAAAGGAGGAAAAGAAATGAGTTGGAACATGCATGTATGCTCGGTTTATGATATCCAATACGAATATCCGGGGATGATTGGATATGAGGCGCAGGACGCCTTATATCGGATTTTCGAGATGTTTGACGTAGAGACTTCTGCAGAAGATATCTACGATGAAGATTACGAGGTGGGACGCTCCGAATTGGTCGAATTGCGCCGCCATATCGTCGAACAGGACGAAGAGTACCAGGAAAACGAGAAGGCGTTTCTTGAACAGCTCAAGAATGCCGGAATTGGCCGCGAGAAATTCATCACGGTACTTGACCGGCTGATCAACGACAGCGACCAGCGGAACTCGGAGGTGCATATCTCCTGGTTCTGAGAACCGTGCCAATAACAAAAACAATTGAAGTCAATATGAAACATGAACATCAGTCCAACACCAATATGGGAACCTGTTCCACAATACATTCTGAAGAATCTGTTGTCCGGCAGGCAAAGAATTATATGCCTAACTGCTACTTCCCGCAGTCATCCAATGCGGACGAGTGGAACAGGCTGGTAAATAGTGAATATGACCGTATAACCAAGTTGGTCATCCGTGAACGATGTGCCTCGTTGGACGAATCGTGTCCGCAGACATGCAGCCTTCGTCAGATGCTTGAACGGGCACGTCCCGTTTTGGAACAGGAAATCCGGCGGCGGATTCGCCGGGATGGATACCTGTTTCAACTAACCCTCATCCGTAAACAACTGACCAGCTCTATTCTTGATACCGTCAGACGGAACAAGGGATACATCGATACGTTTTACCTCAATGAGAACGAAGACAAGGAGTATGATGAATCGCCAATCGTGGTGTCTTACGACTGCTCTGCTTTCGCCAGATATGGGGGTTATGAGGCGGCGACCCTGTATGGGTTGTTCATGAAAGGAGGTGCGCTCTATTGCACGCTAAACGGCGAGTCCGGAGAAAACTTCTATCTGCCTATCGACGCAATCCAGATTGAAGGTCTTGTAGTAATTACCCATTGGCTGACCGAGTACGGTTTTCTGGTTCAGAATGACGAGGAGATTCTTGTCTGCGACGAGTGCGGCTCGCTCGACATCCAGCAGCTTGTATGGGTTGAACCCAATACACACGAATATATCGGTGCTACCGAGTACGACAAGGACGACAACTGGTGCGGTGAATGTGACGATCATTTGCATTTCACCTCGCTTCGGGAATTCAAGGAACGGATGCAAGCCTGGTGGGACAGTACGGATTTCAGGCAGATGGAACGTATTACCGGTTTCCGGGAGGCGGATTTCCCGGCAGAAGAAGGGAATCAGGCTTTTGTAGATGCCTGTGAATCCTGGTGGAACGAAAAAAGCTACGATGAGAAAAGAGCAATCTGGAAACAAAATCAAGATGGAATATGATCTATCAGTTATTGAATGACCTGAAAAGATATTGGAGCGACAAAGAATCCCTTGCCCCGGAAGAAAAAGAAATGTTGCAGCGTCTGACCAAGGCTCTTCCAGCGATGCTCTGCGAACAGAGTTGCGAACAACTGGCGCCCGGAGAGGTGCTGGTACGCATCTGCCCGGATACCCGGCGTCAGGTACTCGTCTGCCACAACGGAGACGGACAATGTGTATGTCTGCATAACGGTACGATAGAGGAAGATGCTGCGGACGTGGAACTCTGGCTGCAAACCGAGGGGCAAGAAGCGAACGGAAACAGGCGTGCCATGGAAGCGCTCGTGGATTTGGCCTATAATGCGGGGGCGGACGGACTTTGGGAAGAAAGGGACTCACGCGAGGTCGTGAATGAACTTATCGCCTGGGCGTTTGAGTTTGTTCATAAGACAACCGACACGGACTGGTATACTACGGACTACATCTCCGCCATCGACAATTTCTACGCCGCCAAGAAAGGAGAGATGTATAAAGAAAATGGAACGGAATGAAGCTCTGGAAATAATCCGCCGGGAAAGAGCCCCGAGAGATTACGAGCTGGAAAGTTTTGAGAATGATTTCTGGAATCGGTTCGAAGAGTTTAGCGACTCCACCGATTTGCTGGGCGCGTTTGACAATTGGCTTGGCGATGCGGATCTATATTACGAAAGGTTGCGGGCTGAGCTATACATGGAGTCTCGCGGCTTCCCTCATTATTATGATTGATAAGATTTGGAAACAGATAATTAAATTAACAGAAATGGTACAGGAATTATTTAATCAACTGCGTGACTATTTCAGTGCAAAGGAAAAACCCACGGAAGAAGAAGTTGATTTTCTCAAAAGGCTCTCTGAGGGATATTTCCCCATCACTTCCGTGCATCGGGACGACTTGCAGGCAAAAGGGTTTGATGTTGACAAGATTACGGATGCCCAAATGGAAGAATTGGCTGACAAAATGGGCGATGACTATTGCGAACAGCTATTCTGGGATAGTATGGAAATCATTGCAGACAGCATGGGTCTGCCGAGGAAAGAAATCCTACGTTGCCCCAAATGTCAGTCAGAGACCGTGAAATACGATATAAACGACGGCCTTTATCATTGCGGTGACTGTAGCATGGTCTGGGACGATGGTCTCTTCGTAAAGACCGAATTTCCTGAAGATGCTTCCTGTTTCGAAGAGGAAGGAATCGGATTCCCTTGCTGGAACAGTGAGGACAACGGTGCCCGTTATGTTCCCGTATGGGAATATATCCGAAAGTTTGGAAAATCTCCCGATCCGGAAAAATGTTACCGGGCGATATGCTGGCCCGACTCTCAGGAATACATAGGAAACGAAGAGTGTGAGCTCATACAGGACGAGGAAGCGTTGGAGAAATTTGGTTCTTCTGCCTATTGGGTTCCGGCCCGCTACAAGAACGGTAAAGTATGATTGCACTGATTCCACTTTTCCAGGAGGAGATGAAACGGAAGGGGTTTTCATCATCCTACCTCCGGTTCTATTGTGATTCCAGCGGGTTTCCCCAGATCATTACGAACGAACCGGAGACACAACGAAAAATACAGCAATATTTTGAGGAACAAGAAATCAACCCGTGCGAACTCACCTATGAGGATGTCATTGAGGTGTCTTATGATTATGTGAGCACGAACGTACCGCCTCAATTGACCGACGAGGAAGACGGTGAACAGTGGTATGACGAGACTTACGACTTGTGGATTTCCAACATCGCACATTATGTGACATACTTTTGTTTCGAGGTATACATGCATGACCATAAAAATTGGGTAGACAGGTAAAAATGCATCCATTGCAGTTCGTGGGCTATTGAAAACTACTGGAAAAAAGATTATAAAATCAGACAATGAAATCTATCGGGCGACAAGTTTAGGCTTGCCGCCTTTTTTATTATTAACCATTTAACAATCAATCATTATGGCAAATGTAGCAACAGTAACTGCTCCCATGCAGTTCGATTTCAAGAACAACAACATTGAGACGATGAGTCTGGACACTCTTCGCCGGACGTACAAGGAAAACGACATTTACGGCAAGCCCCTCAAGGGATTGTACCACTATGAAGTCATCGAAAGGATGATGGACATCTGCGGCAAACACCAGTTGAACTACGAAGTGGAAGAGATCTTTGCCGCGCAGAACAAGAACAAGAACGAACCCGGCGTGGTGGTACTGCCGCAGGTGGAAGAAAAATTCTCACCCAATGCGGTTGAGGCTCATATCCTCCGACGTGTCTACACGACTATCCGTATCAAGGATTGGGAAACCGATGAACTGACCACCACGTTGGTTGTGGCTTTCCATCAGGACGGCATCCAGGCCGCTATCGGCCCTTGCGTAAAAATCTGCCACAACCAGTGTATTCTTTCCCCGGAACGTTGTGTGTCCAATTATGGCAAGAACAAGGTGACCACGGAAGAGTTGTTCGCCCGCGTGGATGAGTGGATGGCGAATTTCGAGACGCAGATGACCGAAGACCGCGACCGCATCCGCCGCCTGAAGGAAAAGGTGATGACACCGCTGGAACTCTACGCGGTCATTGGTCTGCTGACGGTTCTCCGTGTCTCCCACGACAGCGCCGACAAGCGCCTCTCCTCGAAGGTGGAGACTTATCCGTTGAATCAGGGGCAAATCTCCATGTTTACCGAAGATCTGCTGAAACTCGCCGAAGTGAAACCTCGAATTACCGCTTGGGACGTGTACAACGTGGCCACGGAACTTTACAAACCCGGAAAGACGGACTTCCCGGCCATGATCCCCCAAAACGGGGCCTTTGCCGAGTTGCTCCTTTCCGACAAACTTCCGCAGGCCTGATGACACGCATCAAAGGGCAACTGACGACAGCCGACTATCTGCCTTACAAGGAGTTCCTGCGTCTGCTGGATGCGTTGGACAGAGACGGGGAATATCTTGGTGAGACCTATTGCTGGCTGTCGTTCTGTACGGCTTTCCGGGCTTCGGATGTCCGTACACTCAAATGGAAGGATGTGTTGGGGAAGAAAGAACTGGTAAGAATTGAACAGAAAACACAAAAGAGCCGCAAGGTGAAGTTCAATGCCGGTGTTGTGGAAAAGACGGCCGGGCTTTATGAAAAGCTCGGCCGTCCGGCCACCGACAGCTACATTTTTGCCAATCCGCACACAGGGGTCCCTTACTCGTTGGAACATATCAACCGTCTGCTCAAGATTTACCGGGTCAAATACCGAATCCCGGTGCGGGCCTTTTCCACACACTCTTTCCGGAAAACATTCGGCCGGTATGTCTATGAACTGATGGGACGTTCGGCCGAATCACTGATACTGCTCAACCAGATATTTCGCCATACCAATCTGGAAACCACAAGGCGCTATATCGGACTGGCACAGGAGGACATTGACAAAGTCTACATGTCCATTAAAATATAAAATCAACAGTCTGTCAATCGTGAACGCCGGGGGCGGACTATTCTTTACAAACAACAGCATAACTGATACAATTATGAGCCTATTTCAAATCGGCAAGGTGCTGCCGGACGGTAAAGTCCGCCATATCAAGGCGTACCTCGAAAACACCATAGATGAGATTTCTCAAAAACTCCGAGTCTTTTATAGCTCGGAGAAACGCGTTGATGCACTACTTTCTCTTGGTGATATCGACGTCTTGGGGCCTTCTCCTTTCGGCAAATGGGAAAGATTGGACAGGGTACATTGCCGCTCCTTCATACGGGACGGATACGGCGACAAAAACAGATATTCTGCCCGAATCGCAGACAACGTGGAGACGTTCACACACATGGCCGACCATTGTCTGTTATACGACAATGGTGTCTGGTATCTACTCACCAACGGCGAGTGTATCCGCCTCGAGAGGTTCAATTTCTTTCCTGTGCATAAAGACATGAGAATGTACTCAGTCTATGTGGAAGGAGGGCGTGGACTTGAAAAGATTAACGCGCCGTATTCCTGGTCGCAGCTCCAGAAATATGCCGATAAAGTTAACTGGACCCTCTATGTGTTCCGTAAAGAAAAACTTGTGAAAATAATCCGTCCGTCCAACTTAAAATCCAAAGGCCATGCATAACGACATCATCAGTGCCATCCAGGCACTTCCCGAACATTTGTTCACTCCCGAAATTGCACGGGCCGCCATTGAAAGCAACGACATCGATGTATTGAACTACATTCCCCGCAGATTTCTGACTATGGAAATAGTCGAGAATCTGATAGAAAACAACATGAAAACCTGGAGTTCCTTCGATCTGGCAAGACTTCCGGTTGAGTGGCGGACACGGGAAATATGCGAGTTCGCTTTCAAGAATAACGTAAACAACATAAAGGCTTTTCCTGAAAGGTTCATATCCAGGGAGATTGCCAAAACTGTAGTATCTTGTGGCAGCAGATATTTTAATATTCTTTCTTACATACCCGCGACATTATGGGATGCTGAACTTGCATACATAGCGTTGAATAATAAGACTGTTTCAAACAGTTACAAAGAAGATAACGAGGAGGACTATCGCAGGATGCAGGTCGTATTAAGGTACATTCCAGAGAGCGTGAAAACCAAGTCTTTCTATCTGGGTATGTTCCGGGAACTGAAGGCCGAATGTGTCGTGTTGTCCATGTTGGTTCCCGACAAGTATAAAAATAAGAAGTATTACATGGAACTTGCCAAGCGCGACCTGTCTCTTGTGCCCGAACAATATATCTCTTATGAGGCTTTATATTGCGCGTTGCACTCGGAATACCAGAATTACCATATATATAGAGACCCTGAGTTCAAACGATATCTCCCATTCTTGGATAATCTCTTGGCTGACCGTCTGGCCATGAAGGCGCCCTACATGTTTTCGGATTTACCGCAGCAATTCCAAACTCCCGAACGTCTGATAATCGCCATCGAAAGCAAAGAGTGCACGAATGTTTATCATTTGGCCGAAGACATCAGACGGCAATTGCTTACGCCGGAAGTATGCAAGGCCTTTATCCGAAAGAATTCAACCTGTCCTAAGTTCCCCGACAATGTGTGGACAAAGGAGTTTGTCGACTACTGTATGGAACATGGAACGTCATTCCATTGGTTCAGGCAGATGCCACAGCGATTTCAGACTTCCGCCAATACACAGGCGGCATTTGACTATTGCACGTCCTATGTTTATTCCTTTGCCAAGCGCTTCATTACTCCGCAGATGGCAAAGCACTGCCATAGGGATACATCCTATAAAGATGCTGTTCCAAAACTATACTTGGAGGAGTTCAAAAAACAGACCGGGCTTCCCGAAGAATTTTATGGCGGTGAATGCAGTCTCCTTTCATTGAAAAATGCCAAAGTGGATTATTCATATTGTAAGATTGGCAATACTTATCTCGCCTTGTATACCAAGGATTGGGGCCGGACTGATAAACCCTATTTGATGATGACACGCGCCGAATCGAGATATTGTACCCCGGAAAAGGTGTTCGATGTTCCGATTGGCACTTTTCATCGTACATGGTTGGAGAAGATAGTCAGTCAAAAGGATCCGCAGTTTGTCAAGCCGAAAGTGGACAGTTCGCTCCGCGCCGTTCAAGCCCTGTGCTACTATGGAGTTGAAAAGATCAAGGACGTAAACCGCACCGAGATTTTCCGTAACACGTTTATGGGGGAGACAATCGGATATTGTGCCCGACGCAGGGACCTGACCTACCACTGTGACGAGTGTGAGAACCTCCTTGCGGGTTTGAAGTATAAAATGCGAGGTATGGCTGTCCCGACCATACTGGTAGACGAATGCTTCAAGTACAGCGCCGATATGCTGCACCAGAAGTTAGGCTTCTGCTATGCGGGAATGACTTCTTTCGCTACGGACTACGGGCTGGATATGGACAAGTCCTACAGCATCCGGGAAATGCGGCAGATAGTCAATGAGATTGGTTATAAACCTTCTTTAAGTTCCTACAGAAAAGAATTGAAAAAACTGAATATAATATGAAGTATAAAGTAGCTATTGAAGAGACTTTCTGCAAGACCATCGAGGTAGAAGCGGAAAGTGCCGGTCTTGCGGTAAGCATTGCCGAGAACGAATATAATGAAGGCAGACATAAGCCGGGTGCGGATAACTTTGCAGGTGTGGATATCGCACTATCCGCACAGGATGAAGAGGCTAAATGCGCCATGAATGACCAGGAGTTTGTCGATTTCGTCGAGCGTTACTTCGAAAGCATGGAGTGCGAAATTTCTTTGGACGACAAGATCAGGGTTGCGTTCGGAAGCATGGATAACGCCTTGTACGAGTTCAGAGAAAACAGGAAATGCCCCAAGGCGAAAGAGGAACGTCAGGTTTGTATCTTGTGTAAATGCGATGCTTGGCATTCATACAACTCTATGGAGGCAATCGGAATATTCTCCTCACAGGAAATAGCGACTGAATATTTACGTCGCAACCAAATACGGTTTCGTCTGAAAAACGAGAATCTGGAGCAGTTCGAGGCTTTCGGTCAGACACAGGGTCGGGACGAGAATTATATTTGCTCGTGGATGTCACTTGACTTGTTGCCCGAGGAGGAGAAACCGCCCGTTCACGATGATGCTTTCTATGACCAAGAGTTCACTTGTAGGGACTCCAAATTGTCAAGACGCGATCTTGAGTCTCTTCCTGCACCTTTCTGTACGGAGGACGTGACTGATGAGCAAATGCAGGAAATCATAACTCAAACAGACGTGGAAACACGAACTCGTCTGAAGCTGAATGACGAGGAACATATCAACTTCGACAATGAACGCCACAATGAAGCTTGGTGGGAAGCGTTGGAAGCTGCCGTGAACGGCCAGAATGTTCCGTACTATGAGGATTTGCTGGATGTATATCACGGTACCCCGGACCCCGAAGTAGAGTTTTTCACGAAAGGAGACCAGACTATCCACTTTACCGATGACCGTGCAGAGGCGGAAGAATACGCTTACGATGAGAAAAATGGCGGTATTGGGCCGAATGACCTTCCTGTGTTGATACATGCCCGAATCCACATGAAGCATCCGTATCTCATTACAGACCCACAGGAATGGGCGGAACTGATCGCCAACAATGAGGTTGATAAGAAGAAATACGAAGGATATGACGGACTCTGTTTCACAGACGAGGAAACGGAAGTCAGCTATTACATACTCTTCGATGCGCGAAACTGTAAAATCACGGAACGCGAGATTTTGGAATAATGTTCATCAAATGCCATAATGATGACCGACCGTCACGGCTCCCGTTAGCTGTGGCGGTCTTTTTATTTAAGTGGCGAGTTTCAAACACCCCCAATCATATCTCTCTATTCTTGAAAAAATCCGAATGATGAAAAAGCACATTACTTGGCAGGAAGTCAGCGACCTAAGTGTTGCCCTGCAAAATGAGATCATTTCACTGCTGAAAGAAAACAATCTCGATGAACTCGAACTGAAAATCGACGACGAAAGACCGGAAGATGCCACCTATGTTCTTGACTATAATGGGCATTTTGACTCATGGACGGAAAAGATGGTGACGCATGTCGGGCTGAGCGATGATGACCTCTATTTGAAGGTTTACGATAATATCGAGGGTGAAGAGTCTACGATTTACGCCAGCGAAATGAGCCTGGCGACAAGAAATCCCTGTTGGCTTGTAAGTATCCGCGACAATATGTTGACGGCATTGGACGCAGACCGCACAGACAAGGAATACGCGGAATTGAACGAGCGGCTGAATCAGGCAGAACAGGATATCCTTCAGTTCATGTTGGAACTGCTGAAAAAGAAAGGCCGTATTTCTCTTGACCTTTCGGAAGAGGAAGAATTGAACGACAACATCTTCCCGATCACGGCCACCTTGCATGAAGGTAACGATACTCCGCGCATCAAGCTGACAGATGTTTATCTGTCTGAGGACGGTCACCTGAAAGCTGACGGTATAGACGCGGAAACCGGTGAGAAACGCTCGGGTTTCTATGTTCACGCCGAGCAGTACACCGATGTGTTCCACTTCATTGGCCATTGTATATAGCAACCCCGAAAGGCTATGGCAACAAGAACGATATACTTGACTGTGCGTCTGGACTTGTCTAATCCGGACGTGGACGAAATCACGGACGACGACGTGGAAGAGATTGTCAGTGAGGTGGATTATGAATTCAGAAACTATGGGAACTATGAAATCGAATCGGAAATCTGCGGACAAAATGACGAGGGCGGTTTTTAGAAAATACCTTGATGGACAAATCATCGCCCTCTTCCCGGACATCCCTTGGTCCGAGGATGGTTCTGTAACTTCATACATGCATGTCGGGCAGCACGGCGCCGCGTACTATAAACAGGTGATTGACTCGACAACACCTGCCAGTGAGGAAGATTACAGTGCATTGCTCGAAGAACTGGAAACGATAGGTTATGACAACCTGCGTATTGTTAAAAGAAAGTGATCATATGGAACTGGACAGAGAAACACAAATCCGCATTTTGGAGGAACATTTCACCGGCTGTCTCAATTTCTGGAAGCATCAGGGCATGGATGAAAAAGCTGCAGAAGAAAGCGCCCTTCGGGAACTTCGCCAGGTAAAGAACAACCCGTTTTCCTCTCGCCCGTGTCCTATGGATCCGGCAATCGTGGCGGAAGTTGCGGACAGAATTCAGCAGGAAAAACAATGATGTGACATGATAACTTTTAAGAAAGGACAACGAGTGTGGTGGGACGATCCTGCCCACGAAAAATCCGGCGAGTACGATGTGCTTGCCGTAGATTACGCTCAAAATATCGTGAAAATAGGGAACGGGAAAGAGACTGTCGAGTTGCCCTCGGAACAGTTGGAGATTACCTGCCCGGTATCGGAAGAAGACCGGTTGCAACTTGACAAACTGGAACAGCATTATCATATACTGGGAAAAGACGCTCTGGAACTGATGCGGAAAATCGTCTCCTGTTTCGATGAAGGGAGGTTTTCCGTCGAGGGGTATTCCGTGCGGGGTTGCGACGAGGAACATGACCCCTGCTGCATTTATGGTTTTGTGGTGGACAACGAGGAAGTGTACGTCGAGTTGGAATATGAAAGCGGAGGTGTCCGTATGATCCCGGCCCGGGATTTACATACCGAGGCACTCTTTGAGGCTTTCTGCAAATTGGCCGGAAATCTATCAATATCCCATGAAACAACTTCCAACTGACGAACATGAAAGAGCTCTATATTAAAAATCTATGTATCGAGATTACCCGGCGCTGTAACATGAGCTGTGCCCACTGTATGCGGGGAGACGCCGAGCATGTGGATATTCCCTTGAAACATATAAGCACCTTGCTGCGGCATGTCAGGCATATCCACCATCTCAATATCACGGGTGGTGAGCCATCGCTTAACGTCCGAGCTATCCGCCATATACTCAACCGGGTACGCGCCTATGGCATTACGGTCAATAATTTCTATATCGTAACCAACGGCTCGGCAGCGTCCCGTTCCACAGAATTCATAGAAGCCTGTGCTGCTTTGTATGAATACCAGGAGGAAAAGGAACAGGGGACGTACTCCGGTCACATGCTCGAAATGAGCGACGACCGTTTCCACGATGCGGCGGAACATGCCGCCACCGTCGCTGCACTCTCGCCGTATCCGTTTTTCGGAGTTCGGGGACAGGCCGAGCATATTGCCCTTTTCCGGGAAGGCCGCAGCACGGAGGGGATTCCGAATCCCATTCATGAGATTTACCTTACGGAGACAAACTATGTCTATGGCGACCTCTATCTCAATGCCGAAGGCATGATTCTCTCCAATGGAGACCTGAGCTATGGCCGCCAGCGGGAACACGCCTTGTGTCCCTGCGGGAAACTGATGCAGTATCTCCGCATGACCTTGAAAAAGCGTCAAAAAGAAAGATTGTACGAATAAACATTCAAAACCCCAAGACACATGATAAAAATAACCCTGATTTTCGGCGAGGGCGCCGTGAGAAAATACGACGAGAGTAAAGAACTGCCTTCCCAAGAGTGGCTGCTGGATAATGGGGGCGTCGTGGACGAGAAAGCGTTCAGAACCGAGGCGGAGTACAATGCCTACGTCGCCGGAGTGAACGACGCCGACGGATGGACGGACTACCGGATCATACGCCACAAGGACGAACCGGAAGATACGGACACTTCGCATGAGGAGGCCGTCTGGCTGCGCCTCGGAGTTACCGTCCAAGGCCGCCGTGAGGAGATCGAAAAAATCCTGGAAGGCGATACGGATACTCTTCGGAAACTGCTTGAAGCTGGACGTTATGAAATAAACGGAGAGACCTATATTCCGGGAACGGCCATCGAAGAGTATAACGCAAAACATCGGACCAACTTCGACGCAAAGGACATCGATTTTCACATCAGCGTCTAAACAAAACCTTCAATTACGATTATGATAAAAGCAGTAGTATTGCTCGGAACAGAAACAGTGAAACTGTTCGAGCGCACGGGGAAAATACCGGAGAACAGCCCGGAAGAATCAGGCGGCTATGTAATTGTCCAGCAGTTTGAAACAAAAGCCGAATACGATGCTTATGTAGCCGGCATGGAGGATCATGATGGACATGGAGATTGGAGGATGATTACCGTTCAGGATGCTCCGGATTCACCCTTTCGTGAAGGGGACCTGGTCCGGCTTACCGATGATGCCGTGGAAACCATCCGCCTTGCCTGTGGGAACGAGGCTGCGGAATATCGCAGGCAAATGATACTTGAGGTTAAGGCGCTGGAATGGAATGAAAATGCATGCACGGCAAAGGTAATGGATATTCGTGAAGATGACGAGCAGGTGATTTCCGTCGCCTGCCTGCGACGGCTGACGGCCGATGACTTGCGAGAAAGACAGTAAACAGACAAACTAAAAGTAGGAATGATGGAGGATATATTGATTCTGGCGGACAGCGATCAGGAACTGATTGACCGCTATCTGGATAAAGAAAAGAATGCTCCTGACTATGCCCAACTGAAGGAACTGGAAGAAAAACAAGGCCGTGACTATGGGCAGACTGAGACCGCGTATGCGCAACTGAAAAGGAAATTGTTTCAAAGGGCGTTGAAAAATTTTGTCTCGCGTGTGTGCCAGGAACAGCGGGATTTATGCGAACAAGGGTTCTGGGAGGCGGAATGTGGCGATGAAGCGGAATTTATTTGCCAAGCGCCTATGCCGGATCTTGTGGCAGACATTGAAGAATATGAGAGAATGTGCCGATGGTGGCATGATCTGGACGATGACACACGAATTGATCTTGCCGTCGTCTTTGAGGGAGAATTTGGCTCCATTTACCATAATGAGGATGCGATGGAGACGCAAGATAAAATATGCAACTGCTGGATGGCACTTCCGCTCGAAACCAAACTGCGTATTTACCATTGCGTCACAGAAGACTAACCAGGTAAAAACATGCCATACAAAAGTGAAAAAATAATCATTCGGGGGTCACAATATGACCGGCGCCAGAAACTGACGCCAGAGCAGAAGTCGGAAATAGCCTTTCGATACGCCACAACCGACATCAGCCAGCGTAAATTGGCCAAAGAATATGGGGTCAGCAGACGGCTGATTACCTTTATCGTAAACCCCGAAGAGGAGCAAAGGAACAGGCTACGGCTTAAAATAAGAAAGGCCAAAGGCCTGTACAAGCCTGATAGAGCCAAGCTGACCAAGTCAGTACGAGAATACAGACGGTATAAGCAGAAGCTTTTCTTGGAAGGGAAAATACAATTAACAGACTCACAATAATGAACATTCAAACACTCACCAAGAATTACAGGGAGCGCTTCGTGGCGTTCAACAAGCGCATCGACGAAATCGGGACGGACCCGAAAAAGAAAACCAAGCTCGGCCAATCTCCGAACTTTCTAAAAGAGGTGCTCAGACCTGTCCTGGACGAACTCCCGAACCTGTTACCCGGATACGGTTTCAAACCGACAACCGATAGCTACGCCATGTATGGCGAATATTATCGTATCAAGGCCGGCATTACCTTGTTGGGGGGAATAACCATCAAAGAGGATTTCAATTTGGTGTTCACTCCACTGTTCCACGGCCAACCGTGTGGCGAACAGCATGATATCAATTCGATGGATGATCTGCTGGCAGCTCTGAAAGAACAACTTGAAAGAAGGGAGGTGGCTTGCAAAATATAAATAGATATGAATGGACGCTTCGTAAATTATTGTATATTTGTCAGATGATAAATGTCTGTATATGATTTACGGAACTATACCACCTATTATGAGCAGATTACAGGCATATCCATTGTTTGGTTCTAAAACAGATATTATTCATATATGAAGAAAGAAGAGAACATCCGTCTATGTTATGGTCGTATGAAGGAGAGGCATGGCTCCGAAGCTGTTGTCTTATTTCATGTGGGAGACTTCTATGAGGTATATTTTGATGATGCCCAAACAGTTGCCCGGATCGCGGATGTGCCTCTGTTCACAATGACTGCAGCGGGAATTCCGGCAGCGAGAATACCCGAAGCGTCTATGGAAGAATGTAGAAACCGGCTGCTGGATGCGGGACACAAAGTATCTGTGTCTGAGGTCCGGGGCGCATCCGGTCGCCATGTGCTTAAAGTTCAATGAAAGAATTCTGGAAAAAGGCAGACGAATTTGTTTTCATTTCCTCTGCAATCGGACCGTGGACTTGGCTTGTCACGATCGTAATTATTGTTGCTTTTTTCAAGATATGCTTCACGCATGGGCCTGACCCCGTTAACGAAAGTATCAACAAGTCTGCCGAGATTGTTGACCATATCATGGTTCTCGACAGTACAAAGAACGGATTCCGCGTAACCTATGCGACAGCAGAGCCTGTCACAAACGAAAAGTTCGTCGAAATAGCCGCCCGACAAGAAATCAAGGAAGGCTTTGAAAGACTCAAAAAAGAGGCTCCCATCCATTTCGGGGGAAATTTGCTGGAGGCCGATATCTGCGATTTTGCCTTATATGCCTATCGCTTCCACATCGATGATGATATTCTCATTCATAACATCTTTGTGGCGGGTAAAGAGAAGATGGATTTCTATGTGCGCCCGAATCCAAATCTGCCAGGATGTGCTACATGGATGCATCATGGGACAGAGCAAGGCAACCAATATCTCAATAGCAACGATATCAATTACTATATACCTAACGGCGGTCGGGTTTACAGATACTGGAAGTGCCGTTTCCTTTTGCAATCGTCTGATACAGACGAGCGTTTCAGCCATTTTACGGAAGAAGAACGACTGTACTGACCTGCGCAAATCTCTGTATACACACCCATAAAGTGCTGAAAATTAAAGCGTAAAAGCTTTGTCCGTATGGCAAAATATTCATACTTTTGCCTTATTACAGACTGATTCGGTATAAGATTGTCAATTGAAAGCAATAGTTTGAATATGACAAAGATTTAGCATGACCTCAGAAAAGTCGCAGATTAAGTTTGCGAAATCGGAGCGTACGGGTGAATTGATCGGCTTTGTTTCCCGACACTCCAAAACACGTAAATTGATGGGAGTCCGCGAAGACTCAAGATTCGGCAAACAGATTTGTGTTCTTTCAGCAGACCTGAAAGGCAAAGTCGAGCCCAATGTTCTTTATTCTGTCGAACTGAAACCTATGCACAAGGCAAATGGGTATGTAGTTGTTGCCGCTACACCCGTGTTGTTCCCAGCGCAGGTAGAGACAGTAATTATTCCCAAAACACTGTATCAGGTGACAGTGACGTTCGGCAACAAGAAAGTGTTTTTCGATCCGAAAGACGGGAAAAGTGCAATGAGCCGCACCATTGAAGGAGTGCTGTCCGTCTTACAAAGCAGAAAAGACATAAAAGACCAGGAAGGCGTAATCTTCGATTATCTCCAACAGGCAAAAGCCTTGGTAAGAAGATTGGAAGCGGACGGCTTCATCTATGTGGACGGCAAGAGGAACGGATGAAAGAACGCCCCCAAATAGGTATCGCAACTGACGGATCCCATTCTACAAAAGAGAGGTTGACGTGCTGCCGGGCCGTCGACCTCTCTTCCGAAAAAGAGATATTCCGTATAGTGTTAGGAAACTGGACAAACAACATCGGGGAGTTTCTCGCGATTATAGAAGCGGTGAAATACATTCTGGCAAACCCGGACACTCCTCGCGTCATCTACTCAGACAGCATTACCGCTATAACATGGTACAGGAACAAGAAAACGGCTTCTTCAAGGCGTTGTCCTGCGTTACTTAAAGCGGAAGTTTTCCTGAAGGCGGTGGCCGCCAGAATCGACGACATCGAAGTGGTTCATTGGGACAACAAAAGATGGGGTGAAATTCCGGCGGATTTTGGGAATAAATAAAATGTGCTTGATTATGGCAAAATTAAAATCTGAATCACAGAAATACGTTGAGCTGAAGGAGGAAGACTATCTTCTGTTGGTTGAAAACACAATTAAAATGGAAGCCTTGAAGATTGCAGGTATCGAGAAGATGCCCATCTATAAAGCGATGGAACATATTCTCCAACATCAGCACATCGACCTCATGGTTAAGCCGGTATCCAGGAAATATTCCTGATATCGGCAGTTGGACAATATCATACTCCCGATACCCCCATTTTAATATATGTATCAATTAAAACCAAATAGCTCCAATTAGTATAAATCAATAATAGCCAATTAGTTATAAAACAAGCGCATGTACGGCATTATGAACACCGCACATGCGCTTCGTTTCCTTGTTTGCGATCATTTTTTAATGATTGGAAGAAAAATCTTCTCTATCAGCTCCTTATAAGCAAAATATTTCATATATATTTGCAAAAGGCGTTAGTTCGATTCTGGGCCTCCTATGTATGCTTACATAGACAGTTTCAGGAAATTCGGTAAAACTAACACTGACAATCAATCAATTAAAATCAAAAGGCCATATCCTGCGGGAAGTCGGTATTTTTTCTTATTTTTGTCATCGTAATTTAAGGCTCGTTTGCAGTTATGGGATTCGTACCGTTTACATTCATCGATCTGATCGACATTCTGTTCGTGGCGTATATCATGTATTGGATATACCGTACCACCAAGGGAACGAACGCCCCCTACATCATTTCGGGCATCATCGTCGTTTATCTGTTGTGGGTGATCGTCAAGACGCTCAACATGGAGCTGCTGTCGACGATCCTGGGGCACATCATCAGCGTCGGCGCCATCGCGCTGATCGTGGTTTTCCAGCCCGAAATACGCCGGTTCCTGCAAAAGATCGGCATGAGCCAGAAGCGGTTCAATTTCATTTCGCGCATTTTCAACCACGGCTCGAAGATAGCCGAAACCAATTTGCAGCCGCTGGTGGTGGCCTGCCGCGAAATGTCCGATACGAAGACCGGCGCACTGGTCGTCATCGGGCAGCAGAGCGATCTGTCGCTCATCACCGAGGGCGGCATCTGCCTCGACGCCAAGATTTCGTCGCAGCTGATCCACAATATCTTCTTCAAGAATTCGCCGTTGCACGACGGCGCCGTGGTCATCGAGGGCGACCGCATCGTGGCGGCCCGCTGCATCCTGCCCGTGACGCAGAGCGACGTCCCGAAGTCGTTCGGTACGCGCCACCGCGCCGCGATCGGCATGAGCGAGATTTCGGACGCGATCATTCTGGTGGTCTCGGAGGAGACCGGAGCGATCTCGATCGCCAACAACGGCCGCATCAACCTGAACATCCCCTCCGACCGGCTGGGTGCTGTTTTGCAGAAATACCTGATCTCCAAAAAGTGACGCGTCGCAGCGGGTTGCGTCGTCGCGGCCCCTCCCTTCCGTGCGTTTTGCCGGCTTGCGGGCAGGAAAAATGCAAATAAAATAGGGTTGTTGCGCAATTTTTTGTAAATTTGTACGATTATATAACGATGAGAGTCCGGTGGTATATGGGTGCGCTGGCGCTGGCCGCGCTGGTTTCGTGCAGCGACGAGGAGGATATCCTGCCTCAGCAGCAGGAGAAGATCGTTTCGTACCTGACGCGGTCGCACACCCCGACGCTGCTCTCGGAGCAGGATGCCGCCCAGTCGCTCGACCACGACCCGCCGTATTACTCGACTTTCGGCAATCCGACCTACCGCTATATT